GTCCATTATCATCTACCCCCGAGTCAAGTTCGACTCGGAAACACGCAGCCTTCATCAATGAAAGCGGCGCTGTCCATATTATTTGTTGATTACGGACAGTTTCACCTTGCGGCGAAGGTATAACTTTCCTGAGGGAGAACCCTTCAGAAAAGCCAAGTACTTAGCACGCGAAACCTGAGGATCAGTGTTGTCAACTTTGTCGGGCACTGGCTTAGCCAGCACCTCCCGCCATCTCCAACGCCATTCCTTTCGGTCCCACTTACTAAAACGAGACGACATAAAGTCTGGGTCCTCTACAGAGAACGCACCATTGTGCGCGATCTTAGTCGTAAATTCATCTTCCCGAGATGCCTTTGGTTGGGCATACAAGGGGCGACAAAACCTACGATTAAAGGGAACCCATTCTCGAATCATCTCCCGCACAGAAGCAAAGAAAAGCTCCTGACGCGGTCCACGCAATGTGGCGTTATGGAATATCATCAGCCGAATGTCATCCGACAGGCAATAGTCCATATACACAGGACGAACGTCCTGACCCAAGTACCAATCTGCACCACACGACTCCCGAAAAGGACCCTCATAAAAGGTCTTCTCGGAATTAACCTTAAAACCACAATACCCAAGGATACTGCGGAGCGCACGGAAGGCGGTTTTCGGAACGATTAAATCGTCCCCGTAGACCCCATGCATCTTCACATCGCTATTAGAGAAGTAAATACTCGCTCTTACAGCAGCCGCAAAGACTAAAGTCTCAAGTGGAAAGCAAAAGCCATTTCCCATGGAAGTAAACTTCTCGTACAAATGGACATTCCCGTCCAGTTCGTAAGAGGAACTCCGTAACCGGTTCAAAAGTACGAACCAGTCTAAAGGAAGCAAATATCGGATGACCTCGATACTTACCGTATCACTCGCACTGGCCAAATCAACGGTTGATAATACACCGTCTCGGGAACCAATCATCGCTAAATAACTATTGCGAGATTGATCACCTAGGTCATAGCCTACGTCGCGCAATTTCTTACGCAAAACGCAGTCTACGCCTTTCTGGACATAGGAGTTTAACAATGGTTCGATCGCTATCGCCCTATGGGTTTTAGCGGTCTTTGGTACAAAACTAACTTTGTTACACGATACGACATTACATTTCGCACGCATCCTAGATCGGGCCGCTTCAATATCGAAGCATATAAACCCGTTAACCTCATCCATGAAGGAGAGGAGGATCTGCTCATTCGAGCAGAGCGCGGCTAGTGAGATGTCGATGGCGCAGGGACCCACAGTCCAACCACTCGCGAATAACTTGCGATAGAGGTTGGTAGCATTACCGTGGACGCCCATTGAAGCGCCAGAACTGAAATCACACTCACGGTAGACCTCCTGCATATTAGGTGTTTCACCTATAACAGAGAGAATCCACCGCCGCATATACTGTAAATATTCAGTATACTTGGAGTACCTTCTTTTCAACGTCCGAAACCGTTTATTGGTCAAAGCACACTGCTTTTCAGCAGCGGCATATTTGACTTTAGCGGTCGTCTCAGGGTCGTCTAGACCCCAAAGACCATCGGGCATCGGGTACTTGCTAATGAGTGCTACAAGCTGATTCGCCGCAAAATGCTCAGCGGCGCTGCCATATACTTCTGTTTTAGCAGCCTCAGCCCAAACGTAAACCCTTTTCCAATCCTGTGACCTAACTAGGCCAGACAGAGACGGGTACCAAGAATACGTTTGGCAGTTGTCGTGAAGTAATCTTGCCAATATCTTGCGATAACGGACAAGAGATTCCGAAGGAGTTACTCCTCCGGTCGGAACTTTGCGTTGGGATTTCATTATGATCTCCTAATTTAAAGACGAGTGGCGAGGACCCTATAAGGGCCCCAACAACCACATATTTACAGAGGTGACACAAGTCATACTGCTGCATAGGAACAACCGACTGGACACACTTACCTATACGGTAAGATCGTGCGACCAGAACAGGTTCTCCCCAGCAGTAGATATGGCAAAGTCACCAACGTCGTCTCGCAAAGCGTCGGCATCGGCTTTCGCCATGCCAACAGGCAAGCTACATGAGATAGTTACGATGGCTTCAGCAGTACTGCCGTCACCTAAAGTAACCGTCTTTGTGCGCTTAGCTTCCGCTCTTGCCACACCAGCAAACGTGGGCGTCGGCTTCGGAGCTACTCGGGAAAGGGTAATGATATCCTTCACCGCAAAGCTTGAAGACGGACCAACGTAAGGGATCTTATTGGCACTGATAGGAGCGTCTTGGTTATATACCAAGGTGTTTAACGTAATGGACATTTTGTACCTCTACTTAGTTAATGTGATGTAGCGACATGCTACAGTTGATTTACCCAACATTCTTCAGAGCACACACAAGTCGGCGCAAGCATAGCGTCTCGTTGATGATCTCCAAGGAAGTGGACGTGGAATTTATGGTTATCCGAACATACAAGTTCGGAATCGCCAAAGTGTCGCGCACCGCTTCAATATAATCTTGGAGCAACGAAACTCTGTACTCTAGCTTAGTCATGTGTTTACCTCAAATGTTGTGTAAATTTAACGTCGGTTAAGAGTGCCAAGCATCAAAGCTATGGCATCCGCCAGATGAATCTGGTCGATCGTCTTTCCAAAGTCGAATTGACTGACCTTGGAAGTTAATGACGCCCTTAACCCTATTTCGCGAGACTTAGTTGTCGTCTTCGCGTATACTGTACCTCCGGGATGACCTGCGTACGTGTAATTAGCAGGGTTCTTCGCTATAGAAGTGAAGACACCACGCTTTTCCACGGTCTGCTTTACGGTTATACCAGAGGCCAGCACATTGACATCCGCTCTAGGCGTTACAGCCGAGACATAGTCACCTACATTAGCGAACCAGTCGACTACAAAGGAGAATGGAACAAGCTCCCAAATAGCTTCTGGCACGTCCTGCGGGCGTAGCCCCAACCCTCCGCTAAGCGTCAAATTAGTATCGTACATGACGTACGCTCTAACCAACGCTTCGGCATCGGACTCAAAGTCTGCCTCGATGTCCCAAAAGAAGCCGCCACCCATCGGTAAATTGCTGATGGATTTTGTCTTCTTAGGTACTGTCAATTTAGCTCGAGCAGTAAAACGCTTTTGATTGGCGTCACGTTCGAGTAACTTCACCCCGCCTTTTGCTGTGTAGACCATCGGCATCACCGCATAGCGGTATTTAAGCCAGTGGTCTGCGATGAACTGCAACAATTTCTTACCCGTGGCAAGTCGGTACTGTTTGTACTTCCTCGATCCGCGAATATATAGAAACAGTTCATTCAGCCCCGTAACCGGTTTACGAATAAACTGGAGGGTCTTGCGAAATTCAGCAAGCTCCACCAGTCCCTGCACTTCCGCGCTAGCAACATTTGCTAACGCTTGGGTCGATACCAATTTCTTGGCGTCTTCCAGTGCTCCGTAATAATCCGGATTTAGGGCAATAACCTCATCCAGGTCTGTAGCATTGCTCCAGTCCGCGGAAAAATAAAGGTTATTGTGGCGGTACTTTTTAGTTCCAGTACCACTACAGGAGAGAGTGTAGTCATAGCCCCATTCATTCAAGCTCGACCCGTATTCCACTAAAGTGGTTTTGTACGGGTTATTTATCACCTCACCAGCTAATTTCTTCTGGTGAAAGTTCGGGGTTACCACATCTGTGGTAGTTTTAACATCCCCTTGATAAATACCTTGGTCAACTAAATCATCGTCCACGGTTCCGTCGCAATAGCTACGGACTCGGTGACGTAAGTTAGATTCCAACGTTGAACTTGATCTGGTTCTATAACTCATTTATTTCTCCTCTGCAGTGATACTACATGGTTGTAACCGCTCACGCCGTTACAGAGCCATACTCATGGGCCAACAAAACATCGCTGGTTCAGGCCTCAGTACGAGACCTTATAGGGTCCCCCTTTCGGG